GGTTGCAAAACCGCAACAATTCACTACTTTTGATATTTTAACTTGGCGGAAAAATGGAATCAATTCAAAACACTGCAATGAAAGCTGAGAGTAAAGATGGACATGATGGAATTGGATCGTTCGCACTGAGAGACATTATGTGTTCGTTTGATGCTGATTTTTTGGCGGAAGATCATTGCCGTGCATGGATCATGGGAATATTACATCAAGATAAATCGCGATGCCCGGAATGTGGGGCTGATATTTTCCGCCGCCTATTGCCAAGTTTTTGGATGGGCAAGCGGATTAGATGCCGAAACTGCGGAAAGTATTTTACTGCGCTGACAGGCACGTTTTTGTCCGGGTGTCACTTTGACTTTCGGGAAATTATTTTGCTGGCGTTCATGCTGGCTGTGAGCGTCGATGATAAGCAGATCGCGGCGACGTTGAAGATCAGCGCGGAGAGTGTCAGACTCTGGCGTCATCGATTCGAGGCGATCGAACAATCAAAGCAAATAGGATCCGGAGACTGAAAGAAATCTATCGATGAGTTCGGACATGTTCAACCTATTGTCTGGAATATCAGGACGGGAAATATCATTTAAAGGGACGCGTGTAAATGGCAAAGAAAAAGACAGACAGACAAGATTCCTGGAGTGTGGCGGACGTTGTTCGTCGGGCCCAGATGCTGAGCAAGGTGCTGCCTAAAAAATCTATGGAAGAAGCCAAGCTTAAAAATCTACTCGATGTTGCCAATGAACAGGATCAGGTCAAAATAAAAGTCCTGTATAACGTCGTCATCAAGGGAGTCAATGAGTACAATAAAAATTCATCGCAGACAAAATTAAAGAACTGGAGAGCGGCCGAGAAAGAACTCGACGCCCACATCGATAAACTCTGGGTGAAATATATCGATCGTGAACGCACATTTCCGAACCTGCTGGCTGTTATCAAATATTTAAAAGAGCAAAACTGGAAGATAGAAAAGTCACGCGCTTATTTCGATCGTAAAGAAGGAAAAATAAAACCTCAGAAAAACGGTACCTATCCTCTTAGTGACATCGAAAAATACGCGGCGGAACATTTAACATTAGCCGATGGAAGCAAGCCCGGAGCCGCTCTGGAAAAAATCCAGTCCGAAAAAGCGCAGTTCGAACTAGATATGGCCGAACAGAAATTAAAGCATCTGCGATTTAGGAATGATCTGGCCTCAGGAATGTACGTTTTTAAGGAATCCTTTGAACAGGAACTGACCAAGCGGGCGGCGTTTTTAAAATCGGATATTGAAAATTTTATTCGGGCATTTGCGGAAAAGACCGTTGCCTTAGTAGGCGGAGATCCGGCGAAGGCTCCTCTGCTGATCGATTTTCAGACGGATGCCGCTGCCGGCTGGCTGGACCGCTATTCAAGCGATAAAGAATTCACGGTACCGGCGCCGGCAGCCATGGCCATGGTGATGGATGATAAAGATTTTACAGAACATGAAGAGGATTAAAGATTTAAGTAATTAAGGTTCAAGTGTCATTCCCGTCCCGCATACGCGGGATTTTACTCCGGCGGGAATCCAGGAGCAATATATGACGCAGAAGGAAATCGATTGGTTGAATAAATTAGAAAAGGAAGTGGATAAAAACTGGGACTCATTGACCAAGTGGGAGAAAACTTTTACCGAAAATTTATTATTGCGCTTCCGGAAATACGGCATCAAAACTATTATCAGTAAAAGGGAATGGGCAATAATTACCGAGATATCGGATAAGGCAATAATGTAATGAACAACGAAAACAAAATTCAAGAAGAACTCCGCCGGCGCGAAGAAGAATTCTCTACTGACGACATCCGCCGGCAGGTACAGGAGCGCGTCACCGAAGAAAAGCAAAACGCTCAGGCTGAGGAAGAAAAGCAGATAATTGACAGTAAATTTATCGGCCAGTGTCTTTTTTCTAATTCGATCGGTGACGGCCGTTTATACGCGGCGCTTTTCCGTGATCAATTCCTATTTGTCAAAAATACCCAAGAATGGATGGAGTGGACCGGCCACATCTGGCAACGCGACAAAATGAATCGATCGCTGGCCGCCGTCGAAAAGATCGCTGAAACATACCTGGACGAGTATAAAAAAATATCCGGTCAGATTACTGATCTAATAAAAAGTGGTGATGAAAAAGACGAAGTAAAAAAGCTTACCAAAAAGCAGGAAAAAATATTAGAGCGCGTCCGGCAGCTCCGCGGCGACAATCGCCGGACCGCCTGTCTCAAATTTGCACACACCATAGAAAATCCGATCGCTATTGCCGGCGAAGAGTTCGACGATAAGCCGATGCTCTTCCCATGCGCCAACGGCGTGATAGATCTGGAGACGGGTAAATTCAAAGCCGGACGGCCGAGTGATTATTTATCATTAGGCAGTCCGGTCGAATGGACCGGCAGCGATACGCCGGCGCCGCTCTGGGAAAAATCCTTGCGCGAGATCTTCAATTGCGATCGTGAAGGCGACGATCAATCCATTATAGAATATATCGATCGCCTTTTCGGCTATGCCATGACCGGCCTGGTTATAGAAAAAGTTTTCCCGGTACTTTACGGCAAGACCGGATGGAACGGCCGCAGCTTGATAGTCGAAACAATCAGCTACGTTCTGGGCGCTCTGGCCGGATCCATTCCGTCCGAAATGTTACTGAGCCAGAAATTCAGCAAATCATCATCCGGACCGAGCCCGGACATTATGAGCTTGAAGGGTATACGCATGGCTTTCGCGTCCGAAATAGACGAAGGCCAGCGATTCAGCGCGGCCAAAATCAAATGGCTTACTGGAAAAGATGAACTTACCGGTCGCAGTCCACACGATAAATATCCGACGCGCTTCATTCCCACACATAAACTTTTTGTCATGACAAACTCACAGCCGACCGCCCCTCCGGATGACAAGGCTTTCTGGGAACGCATACATCTAATCCCTTTCACAATCAGTTTCGTCAACCGTGATCCGCAGGAATCCTATGAGCGTCGGGCAAAGCTTAACCTGGATAAAGAAATTAAAAGAGAAGCCTCCGGGATCCTGGCCTGGCTGGTTCGCGGCTGTTTGAATTGGCAGCGCGATGGATTAAAGCCGCCGTCCGCCGTCACAGAGGCGACCGAGCGATATCGCCAGGACGAAGACATGCTGGCAGATTGGATCCATGAATGTTGTTTAAGAGAGCCGGGAGCTAAGGATAAGGCAGCTAAACTATACGCATCGTTCGTCGCCTGGTATCACGCCAATATCGGCAAGAACGAGCCATCGGGCACATGGTTCGGCAAGCAACTGAGTAAAAAATTCGACAAGCACAAATCAGAGGGTTGCATCATGTATCGCGGCGTCGCTCTTATTTGCTCGCAGGGAGAGATTGAGGCTTAACTTTATGAATCAATATTATTTTAAATATTTATCAAAGAACAAAAAAACAGCTTCAAACCGTCCAACCATCACCGAATCGCAGGGAGGGTTTAAAAAATCGGCTGGATTTTTCCCGGCATTTGTATCTTACCGATTTATAACAGGGATTTCCGTTGACAGTTTGGATAGAATTGTAACATCAAGGGAGGCTGGACGGCTCAGCCTAGAAAACTTTCCTAGTGGTTTTATCTAAAAACACTAGACAATATATATAGGGCACGACTATCCAAACCATCCCCGGCGACGGGGTATATATAAAATAAATATAAATAAATGAATGATAATAAATAGATATAAAAAAAAGAAAAAAGGGAGGGTTTAAAAAATAACCTCACAAGACAAAATCGAAATAGCATTAAGATCAGGAATGCTTGCTAGTGAAGTCCTTGAATTGCAAAAAGCGACGACGAAATTAACGGCCAAACTAATAATCGCGCAAGCCGTTAATAGTCTAATGGAATTGGATAAAAAAATAAAATCATTGCCGGAAGATTAAATGAATACTTACGACCTGGCCGCTAAAAAAGTAACGCTGAAAAAAGTGTCATCCACGCACGGTGGCGAATATGCCGGACCATGCCCGGCGTGCGGTGGAAATGATCGCTTTAGAGTCTGGCCGGATCAATATCAAGGTAAAGGCGGATATTGGTGCCGGTCATGTGGCAAGGTCGGAGATAACATCCAATTTTTAATAGACTTTGAAGGTATGGATTTCAAGGCCGCGTGCGCTTACCTTAATATCACAATCGATCAACATCAAATGGAACGTCCGACCACGCCAGTCAAACAAGAATTTACTCCGGTGAAACATCAAATACCGGCTGATCTCTGGCAGGAAAAGGCCGAAAATTTTATCACCTGTGCCCAGCAACGTCTGGGAGAAAACGTGGAAGTAGTCAAATGGCTGGCTGCCCGCGGCATTAATGCCGAAGCCGCCGTGACAGCGCGCCTGGGATGGAATCCCGGCGAAGACGGTAAAGATATTTTCCGCCCTCGTACAGCGTGGGGATTACCTGACCTAAAAAAAGAAAATGGGCGGTCGCGAATGTTATGGATCCCACAGGGACTTATAATACCATACAGCGTTGACGGAATCATCCAGCGCATCCGCGTCCGCCGTCCGGAAGAACATCGAACAAAGGAAAATCCATATCCGTACTACGTCGTACCGGGATCATCTATGGCCACAATGATCATAGGCGCTGAGCGTCGGGCCTTTGTCATTATTGAAAGCGAACTGGATGGCATAGCTTGCGCGGCCGCTCAGGATCTAGCCGGGTCCGTTTCACTGGGAACCTTAGAAGGAAAACCGGACGCCGCCGCTTACGCGATATTAAAAGGCGCGCTCCAGATCTTAAACGCGCTGGACTATGGCGATAAAGGCGGCGGGAAAAAAGCCGCAGAGCGGGCAATGAAGTGGTGGCTCGATAACTTTTCAGACCGTTGCGATCGCTGGCCCGTACCAAAGGGAAAGGATCCCGGCGAAGCATTCCAAATGGGGATAGACCTTGAACAGTGGATTGAAGCGGGGCTGCCGCCAGTTGTAACAATGTTACGACGTGAAACGTTAAATGTGAAGGGTGAAACGAAAGAGGCAAAACATAAAACGTCAAGCGTGAAAAGTGAAAAAGACTCCTCACCCTTGAGGGGGGAGGATAAAGGTGGGGGTGAAAACATACCGCCCGAAGGCACCCCTACCCTTTTAGCTGAACTATACAAACTTTTGCGCGACAATCCGGCCGTTAAGATCATCAACACGCCGGACCGCTTCACCGTGCTGCGCAATGATCGTTACGTCGGCGGACGCATCAATGAACTAGTGATGAGACCGGGCGAAGTCAATGATTATTTATTGAGTCATCCGGACCAGGAAATAACCTGGGTGAACCTATTAAATATGAATGGTGAAGGGTGAAATGAGCCAACTATGCCCTAAGTGTGAATCGAATAACGTCTATTTTGACGACGGCAGGAATGCCTGTCGAAAATGCGGGGAGCGTTGGCCGTTGAAAGTCGTAATCGTTAAAAACATTCCGGTGCCATGCGCTGCGCCTCAGCCAGTAGAGCCGGACAAATTTTCAAAGGAGAGAGAATATATGAAAAACAAACTTAATGATTTGAACAATCATTTATTTGAGCAACTGGAGCGCCTAAATACAACCGATCTGAAAGGCGAAAAATTAACAGAAGAGATAGAACGATCAAAAGCAGTTACTTCCGTAGCTCACGAAATCATCCTGAATGGAAAACTTACACTGGATGCGATGGTGGCCATTAAGGAAAAAGGAATAAATAATTTATTACCGGGCATGATCGGGCTGGAAAAAACTACATTG